TGTTCCTCGACAACTCTCGACACAGGTGTCTTAATCATAACGAAAAAAAGTGTTGCTGTCAATCCATTTTAACAAGTTTCTTGTAAAATTATTCTTGACTTAGCAAAATTCTTGTGATAATGTTACCTCGTTGACAGGGAACTTGTCCTGGTGATAAGCAAAAGCCACATGGAAAGGATGGCAGCAAGCAGACGGGCCGCAGGCTGTTCCATGCAAGTCATCCGGTTCCGCTTTCTCTGGCCCACCCGCTGAAACCGTGCGGCGAATACTGTGGGCAGAAAAAAATTGAACGCAGACAAAGTCTGCGTTCGATTGGTGGACCTGGGCAGAGCTTAAACGAACAGCGCCCGTTTCGATATTTTCTACATTGTCGATAACCGATGGATCCAGCGGGATCTCAACCGTGTTTTTACTTCCTGCGTAGTTGAATACGACCTTCATGTAGTCCTGACCGTCCGGGTTGTCGTAGACATAGACTGCAATCAAGAAAGTGTCGAATAACTCCGCTTGGTATTTCTTATCGTGGACATCTCCGGCCTGCAACTTTTTCAGCCACCCTACAAGCTGATCTCTGTTGACAGGAATGACGTCAGCTTTTGCCATTGTGATTTTCCGATCAATGTCCGACTGTTCCTTTTCCAACTCCATGAGACGGGCTTTTGTGGTAGGCGTGATGATGCCCTGCTCTATCGCCGCCATGAGATTTTTGATACTGCGCTGCGTGTCCTTCAGCTGGTCCTCCAAAAGCCCGATCCCGCTTGCGCTTTCCTGATGCTGGCTATACTCGACCACGCTGTCGGCAATCCAGTTGATCGTATCATCCTCCAGTGTGCGGCGTTTGATCGCCTTTGCTACCTGAAGCTCGATGTCGTCCCGTCGCAGGTTTTTCTTCTCGCAGGTTTTTTCCGTGCGACGCTTCTGGCAGACGTAGTAGTAATGCAGGTTGCCAGAGCGGCTGGTGCCGGAGATGCCGGTCATCGGACTTTTGCAGTGTCCGCAGAACAGCTTGCCGGTAAGCAGATAGTCACCATTGACGCGGTGACGCCCTTGCGGATTCTTCTTCGTGGTGATCACCTCCTGGACCTTGAAGTAAAGCTCGTCGCTGATAATCCTCGGGATGCCGCCCTCTTTGCGGACATCGCCGTAGATATAGATGCCGCGATACCGTTCGTTGGAAAGGATCTTCTGAAAGCTCGACCGCCCCCACGGGCGACCGTACGAGGTCTTGATTCCCCGGGCGTTCAGGCTGGCCATGATATCAACGAAAGCCTCACCGCAGGAAACGCGAGTGAATATCTCCCGGATAACCGCAGCCTTCGGCTCGTCGATGGCATAGTGCAGCGTTTCGTCCGCTTTATAGCCGTAGGGCAGATGGCCGTTCGCCACCATGCAATTCGCGGCGTTGTCATACAGGCCGCGCTTGATGTCCTCGGCCATGTTCTCGGAATAGAACTGGTTGACATTCATCATCGAGCGGGCGGCGAAGCGTCCAGCTGCAGTATCGTCGAAATCCTCCTCCACATAGAGAACGCGAACGCCCAGATCCTGAAGCCGAGCTTCGTTGATCAGAGCCTCCAGCATATTGCGCCCCATGCGGTTAGACTTCCACGCGATTACATAGCGGAACTTCCCTTTTGCGGCGTCAGTCATCATGCGCTGGAAGTCACGGCGCTTGTCGGTGCGGCCGGAAACGGCGCGGTCGGCATAGGTGTCAATGATCCTGATGCCATACTCCGCCGCCAGCTCGTAGCCCTTTTCAAACTGCTGCTCTACGGAAATATCCTTCTGGTTGTGACTGCTGTACCGACCGTAGAGAACGCCCGGCTCTTCGACTTCCAGCTTCTTGCCCCGCTTCGGCTTCGCCGGGTGCTTTGCAGGTTTTCTCGGCAACAGCGCCACCCCCTTCTAACGATAGATTTGCAGTAGTAGATATTCAGAATCAGAAACAGATTACAGATACAGTCTCAGATACAGATACAGGTACAGAGACAGTGCGCGCACGATCGCGCGCACACGCACGCGCGCACGCGAGGTATCGGTACGGTATGGATACGGTATAGATACCCTATCCATAGGGTATCGGAATATGTACTTAAATTAAGCGGACAGCTGTCCCGGTCGCGCAGATATTCATACCGAAAGGTGTGTAGCTTACCCCGACAACGGCATCCGCGCCAAGAGATGCCGCTTGTTGCAACAGGATTTCCGTCGCTCCATCGACACCAGCCTGCCAGCCGCGCTGCACACCCTTGTTCCCGCCGGGCATGACCATGACTTGCGCCGCCGATACGATGCCGAGATATTCGGAGACCGTGCGTCCTTCGACAGATAGTGTGGTCGTGATGATCATAAAATTACCTCCAATTTCCCATCATACAGCAACAAAATGTCGTTGTTTGTCAAAAGTGATTTTATTTCTTTTCGAGCAAAAGCGTGTGCATTTCTGTTACAATCCTTACATACACCACCGGCAAGAATATACGATTGGAGTTGATTAGATGCCTTCGAGCAAAGAAGCAGCCGCAATCCTTCGGATTGTGGAAAAACTGGCCCAGGACAGAAAGAGAGAGGCAATCAGCCTTCTTGCCGGTTGGCGAGGTACTGAAGATAGTGAAGAGCCTCCGCTTTCTTCTCGGGAGAAAGTTGGAGAATAAGCGTCGTAAGCGCAATATCCATATCGTCCATAGGTCCGCCCTCTTTCGTGAGGGCGGACAATTCATTTGCGCAGTCCTCGGAAATATCCGACAGCAGATCGATGGGCATATCGTCCACGGCCGTGAGAAGATCTCCCAGAGACATCCCCATAGCTGTGGAAATCTTTTTGAGAGCCGGCAGAGATGGCGTTAGCGGAAGTCCGGTCTTAGGGTTCAAGTTTCTCTCCAGCATGGAAATATAGCCGTTTGACAGACCGCAGATAGCCGCAAACTGGCGCTGCGACAAGTCGTGTTCTTTGCGATATTCCTTCACGAAATCACTGAGCGTCATGAGAATGTCCCCCTAAATTTGTTTAATACATTATACATTGAGGCGCGGCCGGTGTCAATGCGGCTGTGAAATTTATTGAACATTTTTTGTGCAACCCACTTGACACGCTCTTGTGCATAGTGTAGTATGTCTGTGTAATCGGTTGAACACTTCCGTCAACCAAGAAAGGAGGAAACGGCATGGGCTACAAGATTAAGGAACTGCGCGAAGCCATGAAAATGACGCAGGAAGAGCTGGCAGAGAAGAGCGGAGTAAGCCGTGGGACTATTTCTGCCCTTGAAAATGGCATCGACCGAACGACAACCTCGAAGACGCTGGTCAAACTTGCGCAGGCGCTCGATACCACCGTAGACCGTATTTTTTTTACCAAGGGTGTTTAATCGGCTAAACAGTATGTAAGGAGGTGAGCACTTTGCCCGGAAGCGCCAGCCAGGATGACCGCCGAATATCCCTCGAAGGCGAGCTGACCGATGAAATCAAAATCGACACATCGCTGATCCCCGAGCACGTCCGTATGCACCTTGCAGCAAAGACGCTGGAGTGTTTCAAAGCATTTTTAGCTGTTCCCGGCAATGCGGAATGGCTGGACGAACAGGTTGCCACAATGAAAGCGGCCGAGGCTGCAGCAATTCGAAAGGAGTGATGAAGATGGCATATTACCGGACTTGCCCTTACTGCGGCAGTAATAACGACCCCGGCGAGGCCTGTGATTGCCGCGCGGAAACGAAAAAAGAGCCCGCCCCGGCGCAACGGGAACGGACTCAGGCAAATGGATACCCGTACACAGTTTACCAGCCGGGTCGAGCCGCGTCAAGAACAAAGGAGGTGCGGCCGTGGCTGAAGAGCTGAGAGAACTCCGGCTTTCCAAGCAGATACCGGCCAAGGATATGGTCGCGGTGGTACAAGCCATCTACCCCAAGTACGACAAGACCGTTCAAAGCAAGTGCGAGAACGGAGACGCCTACGGCGTGAGCCTGCGGCCAGACGCGATGGCGGCGCTCTACGCGCACTTCGCGCCGGAGCTGGCAGAGGGCCGCAAAGCGGTCAAAAAGGACGCGCACCGGCTGACCTGTCGTATCTCGGCAAGGCTCGAAACCGCCGACTACGAGGCGTTGCAACGGCTGATAGAGGCTGAGGGCTACGCCACCACACAGGACTGGCTGACCGCCACCGTCCGCCGTTACATCGCAGAGGCAGGTGAAACCGAATGAACTACGATCTGCCAGACCACCCCGTTATCCAAAACATGGAGCGCACCGGCTACCCGGACGGCAAGGAGCCGACCTTCCCGATTTGCCCCGTCTGTGGTGAAGAGTGCGAGGAAATTTTCAGAGACAAAGATTTGAATATCGTCGGCTGCGATATCTGCATCAAGCAGTCCGACGCATGGGAGGAGCCGGAGTGCTTCCCCGGAAAGGAGCATTGATGAAAGGACTGGTTATCACTACCGAAAACAAGATGCAGGTCAGGGAGTTCGGCGAGCCTGCCTATGAGACCATCGGAAAGGCTGTCGGCGGATGGATCGAGGTCGTACACCCGAAGGGCCTGCCCGATCCGTTCTGCATGGTCGTCAACGAGGAAGGACTGCTGCACGGTCTGCCGCTCAATTTGTTCGGCTGCATTCTCTACGATACCGTGCGCCACGGAAATCCCATTGTCGGAAACATCGTGATTCTCAAAGAAGGCTTCACCACGCCTGGCGAGAGAGACTTTATCGGGCTGGACGAGGACGACGTCAAATTCCTCGGCGCAATGGCCGTCAGTCTGAGCGGCGGCGGCATCAAGTGGGAAAGCGAGGCGCGATAATGGCAAAGTTCTATTTTACCTACGGCACGGACGGTCAGCCGTTTTTCGGCGGCTGGACTGAGGTCGAAGCCCCGGACGCTCACGCGGCCTGTGCTGCATTCCGCGCCTATCACCCCGATAAGACCGAGGGCTTAGTGAATTGCTCCAGCATCTATGACGAGGAGAAGTTCAAGCTGACCGAAATGTACCGGGAAAGCAATTTCGGTTTCCGGTGCCACGAAATCATCACTCTGCGGCGCGAAGCCGCTACCAACTGAAAGGAGCTATCACCATGATTAGAAACCCGAATGACATCCAAGAGGGCGCGAAGAAAATCCGCATGCTGATCGCCGGTTATCCCGGCATCGGAAAATCCACTCTGGCGCTGTCCGCCCCCAATCCCCTGCACATCGACGTTGACTTCGGTATCGACCGCATCGAGCCGCGCTACCGCAAGCCGTACATCCAGCCCCAGAGCTACGACGAGATCCTCGGCGATCTCACCCCCATCAATCTTCAGGACTTCGACACGCTGGTTTTCGATACCGGCGGCAAGCTGATCTCGCTGATGTCCCTGTGGGCCATCAAGAAAGACCCGAAGTATGGCCAGCGCGACGGCAGTCTCTCCCTCAAAGGCTACGGCTTTGTCGGCAAGGAATTCGTCCGGCTGATGGACTACTGCTTCTATGAGCTGCAGAAGAACATCGTCATCGTGTTCCACGCCACGGAGGAAAAGGACGGCGACAACACCCGCCTCCGTATCAAGGTCGAGGGCCAGACGAAAAACAACGTCTGGGAGCCTATGGACCTGGGCGGCTTCGTGGAGATTTACGGCAATGACCGCACCATCGGCTTCTCCAACTGCGAGAGGTATTTCGCCAAGGGGACGCGCGGTATCTCCGGCATTCGCAAGATCCCCGCACTCGGCCCGACCAGCCCTAACGACTTCCTGACGAAGCTGTTCGCCGAGTACAACGCCAAGGCCACTGCCGAGGTCGAGCAGAACGCTGTTGATCAGGCGGCATACGAGGCCGCGATGGTTGAGGGCACGGCCATCATCTCCGGCATTGTCGATGCCGACACCGCCAACGCCGCCATGCCGAAATATCAGGCCATTAAGCACGCGCTGACCTCCAACAAGGAGCTGGGCGTTCTCTGGAACAAAAAGATCAAGGAATGCGGCCTGTTCTTCGACAAGGTTTTGAAGAAATACACGCCCGCGCCCGAGGAGGCAAAGGAGGCGGAGTAAATGGGACGCTACCTGATGACTCATTCCCTGTTGGCGTCCTGGCTCTACACCATGAAGGGAAACCCCTACGAGGACATGACGACAGAGCGCGATCCGATGGGCGAATTCATGCAGACGCTGCGCCGTGAGCCGACGCCGACCACGGAGGCCATGCAGAACGGCATCAAGTTCGAGGACATGGTGACGGACATCATCAACGGCCGCGCCGACCCCAACGATCCGTGGCATGCCGCCGCAGAAAAGGTCGCCCGGCGCTGCGCCGGTGGCGTCCTCCAGTACAAAGCCAAGAAGATTGTGGAGGTCGGCGGTATGAGCCTTCTTCTGTATGGCCGTCTGGACTGCTTGAAAGCGGGGGAGATCATCGACATCAAATTCACAAAGAGCTACGACACCGGCAAGTTCTTTTCCAGCACACAGCACCCCACCTACTTCGAGTTAGTCCCCGAAGCGCGGCAGTTTACCTACATCGCCAGCAACGGGCGCGATGTATGGCCGGAAACATACTTCCGTGAGGACGCTCCCAGCATCTTCCCTGTCATTTCCGACTTCTTCGACTGGCTCCGGGCGGTGGATCTGATGCAGGTCTATCAGGAGAAGTGGGCGACGCTATGAACGGCAAGCTGAAAGACTGGTCGTTCTCCCGCACCGGAGAAAGCGTGCTGACCATCACGACCAGAGAGAGCTGCAAGAAGCTGTGGGACGCGCTCGGCGATCAGGAGATTACATTCTCCATCAAAAGGCGCGTCATCCCCCGAAGTCTCAACGCGAACAACTACGCATGGTCGCTGATTGAGAAACTGGCCGTCGCGGTGAAGTCGGACAAGGACTCCGTTTACGAGGAAATGCTCCGGCGCTACGGCACTGGCGAGACATACACCGACGAGGCCGGAAACGAGTGCAAGGTGTTGTTCTCCCTGCGGGAGGGCGTACCGCCCGCGCTGGTGGCGCGGCACTACGCCGAAACCGGCGTCGGTTATGTCGAGGGGAAGAAGTTCATTCATTACCGGGCGATCAAAGGCACCAGCGAATATTCCACGAAAGAAATGAGCGTCTTTCTGGACGGCATCATTTCCGAGTGCCAGGAGGTCGGCATCGAAACCGACACCCCCGAGCAGATCGCCAGATACAAGGAGGAGTGGGGACGGTGAGCTACGGCGAAGACCTAATGATTGAAATGCTGATTAACGAAGCGGTAGAAGGAGAAGAACGGCGAAACGATATGTGCCGCCTGTATGGGGCTCTCGGTGCAAAGACTTGGATTTCTGCAAACGGAACGACCATCAGCATTCGGAAGATGGATGACCGCCATATTCGCAACTGCATTGCGATGCTCCAGCGAAACCTCCCATTCTATGATGAATGTTTCGAAGGGATTGCTCAAAAGTACATCGCCTTGTTTGAAAAAGAGCTTCAGACCCGATATCCACCCAAAGATGCCTCCGAGGGCTTCTTTGACGAAGAGGAGGACGAATTCATTGCGCAAAGTTTATTGTGACTACTGCGGTCGAGAGACTGAGTATGTCGACAGCAAGGTCATCTACGGCAAGAGCTACGGCAAAATCTATCTCTGCCGGAACTGCATGGCATACGTCGGTGTGCATAAGGGGACGGATAAGCCCCTCGGCCGCCTTGCCAATGCGGAACTGCGGAACTGGAAAAAGGCTGCACACGCCGTATTTGACCCTCTGTGGAAGTACGGCCGCTTTCGCGGCCACCGCAACGCGGCCTATGCGTGGCTGGCTCAGAAGATGGGCTTACCCGTGGAGAAGACCCACATCGGAATGTTTGATGTCGGCCAGTGCCGCAAGGCCATCGAAATCATTGAGAAAGAAACGAAAGGAGACCGTTATGGAAGATACCAAAAAGACCCCCGCTGAGCTGGTCGCTGACCTGATGCTTGACCCCGGCTTTGTCCTCGTTCCGCAGGATCGCTACGAGGAGCTGATCCGCGCCGAAACTGAGCGTGATGTGCTGGAAGCGACCATCAAGGGTGAGAACAGCTACAATGTCGAAAGAGTTCTCGACGCCATTCAGCAGGCGCGCAGTGCGCTGTACCGCATGAAGATGTTGGTGCTGCGAAACGCTGACGAGCCGGAGGCTACGGCCGATGCTGAATAAGATCATCGTCATGGGTCGATTGACCCGCGACCCAGAGTTGCGGCGTACGCAGTCCGGTCTTTCTGTGACCAGCTTCTCCGTCGCCTGCGACCGCGATTTCAAAAGCCAGTCCGGGGAAAAGGAAACGGATTTCATCGACATCGTTGCCTGGCGAACTACCGCTGAATTCGTCTGCAAATATTTCAGCAAGGGACGCATGGCGGTCGTCGAGGGGCGACTGCAGATCCGCGACTGGCAGGACAACAACGGCAACAAGCGCCGATCCGCCGAAATTGTAGCCGACAATGTTTACTTTGGGGATTCCAAACGCGACGGTGACGGCGGCGGTTATCCGCAAGGTAGTTATGCTCCGCAGGGAGGCTACCCCCAGCGGGGACCGAGCTACGGTGCGCCGGGCGGCTCCTCCTATGGCGCGGCCTCCGGAGGCTATCCTGCGTCGGATTACGGCGGTGACTTTGCGGAAGTCAGTGAGGACGACGGCGAGCTTCCGTTCTGATATGGTCGCCCGGGAAACCGGGCGACAGCCCACCGAAGGAGGTGAACACTATGGCGAGCTATCGGAATATCAGCATGGACTTTTGGACGGACAGCAAGGTCGTCGATGACTTTACGCCCGAGGATCGGTACATCTATCTCTACTGCATGACCAATCCGCACACCAATCTCTGCGGCTGTTACGAGGTCAGCATCAAGCAAATTGCCAACGAGACAGGGTACAACAACGATTCCGTGGAACGCCTGCTGAAACGCCTGGATAGCGCGCACAATGTCATTCGGTACAGCGCGCAGACCAAGGAGCTGCTGATCCTTAACTGGTGTCGATACAACTGGTCGACGTCCGAAAAGCTCAACAAGCCGTTGCTGAGCGAGATTCGCAAGGTCAAGAACGATCGTTTCCGCGAGTACCTGGCAGCGCGCTACAACGAGCGTTCTACCGTAACGGCGCAGTATAACGCTGCAGAAGATGGCCACCACGAGGTCCCCCGCCATAAGCACGGCGCGCATGGATGGGTGCGGCTCACTGAAGAGGAATACGCCCGGCTGATCGACGACCTCGGCGAAGAAGAGTTGACGCGCTGCATCGACTACATAGACGAGTCCGCTCAAATGCACGGCAACAAGAACAAGTGGCGCGACTGGAATCTTGTCATTCGGAAGTGTAGCCGTGAACGCTGGGGCATCCGTGGCGGCAACGGCAGCCGACCAAGCGCCAGCGGGAGTGCTATGGACGACCTGCAGCAGCTCCACCAGATGTACGCCAGCGAGGAAAGCCTATGACGCACAAGGAAATGAGCGAGATATTCGCCGTGATGCTCCTTGCCTATCCGAATGCAGAGGTTTTCAAGGGCGGCATCGCAAAGCTCGGCCCTACCATCAATCTGTGGGTGACCTGCTTGCCGGAGATCGACTTCTGGACGGGGCAGCAGGCTGTTGTAAAGTTGGTACGCGAGTGTAAATTCCCGCCGACTATCGCAGAATTCAAGGAAAAAGCCGAAAAGGTGCAGGCCGAAGTGAGGGCGCGGATTGACCAGGCGTGGAATTACCTCAAGCTCGATATGGACTTTGGGAAAACACCAGAGGAGGCTGTGGCAAGATTGTCGGAGGGAACGGATATCAGGCGCGTCATTGAGGCTATGGGTGGCCCCTCTCGGTTGATTGCAACAGGAGAGCGCACCTTTGGCGACGGCACCGTAAAGACATACGAGTATTACAACTACGACGGTTTCAAGTCCGCATATGAAACGATCATCCGGCAGACAAGCGCGCTCAACAGCGGGCCGCGAAAAGCGGTCGGGCCGGGCATGAAGCAGATAGGAGGGAAAACATGAAACGAAGAAGAAAAAGGAGGGCTTCGCCGGCGCCGCTTATCTGCCTGCTCGCAGTTTTAGCCTGCATCGTGGCTCTCCGCATCAGTGTTAGCGAGGAAGCCGCAGCGTCGGCACAAATGACCGGCAAGTTAGAAAACCCAGCAACGACAGCACCTGTCCGGCTTTTAGAAGCAGAAATGACCGAGGCTGAGCAAGTTACCAGGGCCGAAGATCGTCCCGCCCGTGCAGCTCGGTATGTCAACATCGAAATGACTGACGAGGAGCTGGCAGAACTGGCTGCGGTCGTATTCCTCGAAGCCGGCAATCAGAGCGCCGAGGGGCAGCAGGCCGTTGTCGAAGTCGTTTTCAACCGCGTGCTGCACTCCGCTTTCCCGGACTCAGTACACGATGTGCTGCACCAAGGAGAAGACGGCGATGTTCCCCAGTTCTCCACCATCTACGCGGTCAGCACCGCGACGCCGGCGCAAGCGCAGTATGACGCCATCAACGGCGCTCTGTATGGAGACACGATCCTTGACGCCGACGTGGTTTTCTTCTCCCGCAATGGAGAGAATGACCGCGTATGGGGGCAGATCGGAGATCACATCTTCTGCCGCGAATACATCTGGAGGTAACGAGCATGACGCGAAAGAGATTTCGGCAAGCCTGCGGCATCATCGCCGCGCTCGGCTTCCTCCTGGTCCTCGGAACTGCCGGCGCCAGCGATTGCGACCTTATCCCCATGAGCCAGATACTCCGGCAAGGTTGCATCGGGCTGGGAATGCTCGCCAGCGGGCTATGGCTGGGAGGGTATCTCTCATGACTGTGAAGAAAGACCCGAAGCGCCAGCTGCTCGGCAAGATCGCAAAAGCCCGCGGTAAGCAGTTTGAGAGCCGCATCGACGATTCCTTTGCCTACTACGCACAGAAAGGCTTTGCGATCATCGAAAAGACGCCGGAGCCGATGCACCCCACGAAAAATCTCGGCAATGGCAAGTTCATCGCCTACTACGAAAAGCAGGCACAGCCGGACTATAAAGGCACCATCAAGGGCGGCAGGACGGTCATGTTCGAGGCGAAATTCACCGCCGCCGACCGAATGGAGCAGAGCCGCGTCCTCCAGAGCCAGCAGGACTATATGGACAGGCATCAGGCGCTCGGCGCTCGCTGCTTTGTCATCGCCGGTTTCAGCTCCGGCATGGTCTATTGCGTCCCCTGGGACATCTGGAAGACCATGAAAGACCACTTCGGCCGCAAGTATGTGACTGAGGCCGACTTGGAGAAATATCAAGTGCAGACGGCGTGGAATGGCACGCTGCTTCTGCTCAACTGAATTGAAAGGAGTTACCACCATGAGCGAAATTTCCATGTATGAAGCCCAAAAGAAGAAGATGCAGGGCCTGTGCGATGAGCACGATCTCGTCTATCGCTTTGAAAAAGACAGATACCCCATCATCTTTACCATCAAGCCCGTACAGGGCATGGACGCGCAGATTTCCATGCTGGAGAACGTCGAGGAGGTCGGCTACCGCAGCCCCGACGCCTCCATGTCCTGGATCTTCGAGGACGGCGGTCTGGACACGAAGGTAACGGGCGGCACCTTTACCATCAGCAAGACGCTCCGCACCAAGATCGAGTCCATTCTGGTGAAGATGATTACCTACTGGCAGCAGTATTTCTTCCGCGATGTGCTGGAAAAGAACGCATTGCGCAGCGGCCTCATGCCGGGCATTGACGAGGACGAGGCTGGCGATACCGACGAGGAGCCGGAGGACGAGGGGGATATGCAGGGCGAGGATGGCCCCGAGGTTGACCTGGACGACCCCGACATTCAGCAGGCCATTACCATTGTTCGGGCAGAGAATAAAGCGACTGTGGGGCTGTTGCAACGCCGTATGAGCGTTGGCTACGCAAAGGCTGCGCGTCTGATTGACGCACTGGAGGAGCTGGGTGTCGTCGGCCCGTATAACGGCTCCGATGGCCGCGAGGTCCTCCCTACCGACGAGCCTGACGACACGGAAGGCGGTGAAGATTGATGACGACCGTAAATGCCAATAAGCATACCGCGCACGACCTGCAGCTTGCCGGTCAGATGCGCCGCGAGGATTACAAGACAATCAAGCACATGGACAAGGCGACGCTTGCAGCCTACCTCAGCCGCGTGTGGAAACGCGGGTATGACGCCGGGTATCAAGCCGCCGTTAAGTCAGTCGCTCCGCAGCTGCGCGAAGCCGCAGAACTGAAAGCAGCGAACAAGGAGGGCTAAGTCATGGGAAACGCCCTGCGGCACGTCAGAGGGGAAAGTCAGAAGAATATCGTCCGCTTCATAGAAGGGCTGAGTGGGAAGTATTCCCGCTGGGATATCTGGCAGGACTTCATCATCATGTCGGCCATCGCAATCGCCAACACGATGGGAGGCCCGCAGGCCAAGGCCAGGGAAGAAATGTACCGCAGCCGCGCAGAGAAGTATTCCGCTAAGGAGCTGGAAGTCTTTGCAGATATGTTGCTTGAGGTCGTAGCCGAATTGGAGCGCGATCCCGAGCAGGACTTCCTCGGTGAGCTTTTTATGGCACTCGGCCTCGGAAACGAATGGAAAGGACAGTTCTTCACTCCGTACAGTGTCTGCAGGGTGATGTCCGCGATGACCTATGCGCCTGATATGACGGCGCGGATAGAAAAGCAGGGCTGGGTGTCCGTGAACGACCCCTCCTGCGGAGCCGGTGCGCTGCTGCTCGCATTCGCCAATGAGTGCCGGAGACAGCATATCAACTATCAGACCTCGGTGCTGTTCGTGGCGCAGGACATAGATTTCCTCGCCGGGTGTATGTGTTACATCCAACTGAGCTTGCTCGGCTGCCCCGGCTATGTTGTCATTGACGACTCGCTCCTGCGCCCGTCCGTCAGCTACGACGCCCGCGGTCTGCTGCCAAAGGACGGCCCGCAGGTCTGGTACACACCGATGTATTTCCGCGATGTCTGGCACTACCGCCGCATCGGGGCGCAAATGGATCTCCTGTTTCGGAACGCGGCAGAGCAGGTACCGGCAGAGCCGCCGGCGCCCGCCGCGCCGCCGGAACAATCTCAACCGCTGGCGGAAACGAAAACCGGCCAGCTCACTCTATTTTGATGGGAGGGAACGGAATGCGGCAGCCGCCGCCTCTCGGGAGCCGGACATGGAAGCCCGAGGAAGAAGATTATTTGATGGAAAAGTGGGGGCAGATTTCTGTTCCGGCCATCGCAAAGAAACTCAATCGTACCACAAACGCCGTCAAGGTCAGAGCTCAGCGTCTGGGTTTAGGCGCGGTATTGATGGCTGGCGAGTATGTCACTCTAAATCAACTCCTGCTGGCGGTGAACGGAGGAAGCAGCTCCTACGGCTACAAAATGAAAAGCTGGGTCGAAAATCGCGGCTTGCCCGTCCACACAAAAAAGGTCAACCGCTGCAGCTTTCGGGTGGTCTACATTGAAGAGTTCTGGGAGTGGGCCGAGCGATACCGCAGCTTCATCGACTTTTCCAAAATGGAGCCGTTGGCGCTCGGCGAGGAGCCGGGCTGGGTAGCCGAGCAGCGCAAGAAAGACTTTGAGGCATACGCCATTCAGAGGAAAGACCCGTGGGGAGAGGACGAGGACTCTCGGCTGAAGATGCTGCTCAGTAAGCACAGGTACTCATGGGCGGAAATTTCCGAGATGATGCATCGTTCTCACGGTGCGATCGCGCGCCGTTGTCGTGACCTCGGCATCAAGGACCGCCCCGTTTCGATGGAGCTGACCGGAAAGCGCGGCACATGGACCAGCGAGGATTTTGAAATACTGGCAGACGGCATCCGCCACGGCGACAGCTACGCTGCCATAGGCAAGGCGGTCGGCCGTTCCGAAAAGTGCGTCCGCTCCAAGGTCTACAACGATTATCTGACCGAGAACGCCGACAAGGTGCGGGAAATGCTCGGTGATGGCGCGTGGGGGCACGGTGCGCCGGAAATGGACGTCCGTCATGGCTTCTATATCTCCCGCACCCGCCATCAGGTCAGGCGCGACCTATCCGCGCTGGCAACGGTCCTTCGTAAGCGCATGAACGATCTCGGCTATGATCCTTACTGGCAGCGGTTTATGTGCATGAATTGGGACGACATTGGCGGATGCTCCGCAGGGTGTACGGATTGCGACAGCTGCACAGCATTCCGGCGTATTCAGCCTCAGTATTGCGCACGGTGCGGCGGCACCTTCTACGAGCGCAAGGAAAACCGCTTCTGCGCGGCCTGCCGCACCGCGAGGAAGAAGCAGGCCCAGCGGCACTGGTGCCGCGTGAACGGCATGAGCCGAAAATAATAAACTGTCCCAGCCGAGGGGCAAAGCTCGGCGTAAGAAAGGAGCGTTTTATGGCAGAAATCAAGTACATTCCGGTCAGTAAACTGTGGAGGCATCCCGATAACCCCCGTAAGGACCTGGGCGATGTGACCGAGCTGGCTGAGAGCATCAAGGTCAACGGCGTACTCCAAAACCTCACCGTTGTTCCGCTGATCGGGGAAATCACAAAGAAGTGGGACGGAGAAAGCTACCGCGTTATCATCGGCCACCGCCGTCTTGCGGCCGCAAAGCTGGCCGGTCTGGAGGAGCTTCCCTGCGTCGTGGTCGAGATGTCGGAGCGGGAGCAGCTGAGTACGATGCTCACGGAGAATATGCAGCGGTCCGATCTGACGGTCTATGAGCAGGCGCAGGGCTTCCAGATGATGCTTGACATGGGCGATACCGTCGAGGACATCGCGGAAAAGTCCGGCTTTTCCGCCACCACTGTCCGGCGCCGTGTGAAGCTCCTGGAGCTGGATAAGGACAAATTCAAGAAGTCCGAGGAGCGCGGCGTCAGCCTGTTCGAGTACATGGAGCTGGACAAGCTGAAAAGCCCGGAGCGCAAGAACGAAATGCTTGATTACATCGGCACCGAGAACTTCAAGTACAAGCTGAAACAGGCCATCAATGATGAAGCCGCAGAAGCGCGTAAAGCCCTATGGGTAGAGCAGCTGAGTACCTTTGCGACGCAGATCACCGACAAGACCGGATATAAGAGAGTCAATAGCTTCTATACTAACGACGAAGTCAAAGTGGATCGCCCGGAGGATGCCGATACCATTGAGTATTTCTTCTTCGTCGAAACATGGGGTTATATTGTGCTGATGGTCAAGGATGAGCCTACCGCCCTTACCCCGGAGGAAGAAGCGAAAGAGCGCGAGGAGCAGCTGAAGCAGGAGCGAAAGGACGCCGCAGAAAAGGCGCTGTCCGAAGCAACCGCCCGCGCCTACGAGCTTCGCGCCGACTTCGTGGCTACCGTTTCCACAGCCGCCATCAAAAAGCGCCTTGCGGACATCGTGGCGCTGTGGGCCTACGCCGAATACTGGGACGATACCGGTTGGCTCACCGAAGAGGAGATCGCGCAGGCTACTGGCGCCGAGACCCTTGCCGAAGATGACGAGGACGGCGAGGACGATGCCGCATTTACGCTCCAGGCCGTGACCGACGCGATCGGCAAGACGCCCGAAAAGGCGCTCCTGCGAATGATCTATGCGCGCCTGGGTGACGGAAAGTCCGAGGGCTATTTCCGCAGCTACTGGAACAGCTACACCATGAAGCATGAGGAAAACGAGAAGCTGGACCGCATCTATGCGTTGCTCGTCAAGCTGGGCTACGAGATGTCCGACGATGAAAAGGCTCTCCAGGACGGAACACATGAGCTTTTCGGGGAGGTGACCGACGAATGAGAGCGTCTACCTGCAAAGGCTGCGGCGCGGCTATCGTCTGGATCAGAACACCCGGCGGGAAGTCTATGCCGTGTGACGCCACCCCGCGCTATTACATCGAAAAGCCCCGTTCCGGCAGTAAAAAGATCGTGACGCCGAACGGCGAGGTTATCTCCTGTGAGTATACCGAAGATCCGCACAAGGCCACCGGCACCGGCTTCGCTCCCCACTGGGGGGGCTGCCGGGCGGCAGGCAGCTTCAAGTCGAGGGAGGAACACAATGGATAAGCTGACATGGTATGACGAGGATGGGCGGCTTTACTGCCGCCGTGGGTACGAGGTTGCACTGGCGCGGCTTGCCTCCTACGAAGCAACAGAGTTGATGCCGGACGAAATCGTAAAGATGGGGATGATGTTCGAGGATAGCAAGCGCTATTCCGGCCGGCTCGAATTGAAGCTGAATGCTGCGACAAAACGGATGCCAAAATGGGTATCTGTAAAAGAGAGGTTACCGGAAGATCGTAGCAATGTCCTCGTTGTCGCGTATTGGCACGAAAGATGGGGCGTCTATATGGGCTGGTGCGCTCCCGAAAGGGCGGAATGGAGCGTCCATGTCGGTATCGGAGATAGAAGCGATGTTGCAGTTGTCTATTGGATGCCGCTGCCTGCGCCGCCGAAGGAGGACGACAGAAATGATTGATACCGGAGATCTCACTATGTACTGCCATTGGGATAAGGGCTTGGTCTGCAAGAAGGAGTTTTACTGCGATACCTGCGAACACCAGCCCGCCGCCGATGATAAGGAAAACGGCAAGGCTGAGCCGGTACATATTCGCTGGGCTGAGGATTATTGGAGCGGCAGATATCCCGAATGCCCCTCCTGCGGGAATATGCCGTACAGCTTGGAGCGGTGTGTCTTCTGCGGTCAAAGGTTTCTGCCCGACGCGCTTACGGAGGAATGGAGCAAGCCGCCGGAGGAAGTTCGCATGGACTGCCCCTCCTGCGGAGGAAAGAGCACGATGGTCGGGGCAAGGGCGCGCAGCAACGGACACTTTCACGGTCAATGTACAGTCTGTGGTTGCGTGGTGATGGAATGAAAAGGAGCTTCTATGGAACGATTTGAAAACCTGCTCGATTTTATCAATGAGCTGAATGAGAACGGGCGTATTCAGTATGACGATTACAGCCGCCTTTTTGACTTGGTGCAGGAGTTCGCAGGAGCGGAGGAGGCAATCAACGCCGCCGCGACCGATATTGCCGCCCTGCTGTGGCTGAACGGCAACTGCGAATATTGTGAGCACGGAGAGAAAGAGGAGTTCAGCGGCGCGAACAGATGGCATTGCCGTCTCGGAAACGGCATAGACTGCCGCCCTGTGTGGCGCGGCGCTGCAACGAAGGCCTCCCTGCCGGAGATACACAAGGCAGAGCCGACTTTGCTTCGTGCAAAGCCCAGCCGTGCGGAGACTATGTTCGGGCCGAAAGAGGCCTGGGCTATCCCTGATAGAGCGGAAGCCGAGGAGACCGCGCCGAAGACATACAAGGGATTTCTGCTTATTCGGTGCGCACAATGCGGCGAGCTGCGCGGCTTTTGTGCAAAACAGCCTATCTCGTCCTATCGGTGCGCAACCTGCAACGGAGAGACGCCGCTGCACGATCTCACGTCGGCGCACATCCGCTGCAAGTGCGGAAAGCACTTCAAATACCGGACGAATTTCGAGGAGGACGTCTTCACATACAGCTGCCTTTCCTGCGGCGCGCCGGTCGATCTGGCCTATAACAAGAAAGCTCGCGCCTATCAGACGGTGCGATGATGCTCGTCATCACCGTTCATGTGAACGCCCCGGCGGGGCAGGCCATTGGCATAAAGGAGCAGATCGCTCAGGATTTGGAGCGATACGGAGATACCCGTGTGGTGTCGGTAGAGGTAGTGCAGCCAACATACCGGCAAATGCAGATTGGAGAGACTGTCAGCCGACAGGGTGGCAAGAGGAAGTAAGAACAGATTGGGGTGAGCTATTACGACGCTTTCGGAATTGAATCAGCATTTTGAGCTGATAGAGAAACTGGCAAGGGCAAGGGAGATGCTACAGTCCTTGCGTGACGCGGCTTGCCCCGGCGCGGCTGCCCTCACAGGTATGCCGCATACTCCCGGCATAAAGGATAAGGTCGGCGACCTCGCAGCTGAGATCGTGGATATGGATGCGCGTGTCGGCTTTCTGGAGGAAGAGGTCAAGGCCAGCGAGGGGCAGATCATGCCGTTCATTCAAGGCATCGACGATGACCAGACGCGCCTGATCTTCCGGCTGCGCTTCCTGAGAGGGCTCGCATGGAAAGAGGTCGCAGCGGTCATAGGAGGCCGCAATTCGGAGGATTCGGTAAAGATGGTATGTTACCGCTACCTCGGTAGTTAAAAGCTGTTCTTCGCTGTTGCAACTCGTTTCTTGATATTCCCCGCACCATGTATTAGGATTAGACTCGTAAAATCCTACATAAGCCAGGCGGCCATCCCTCGCGGGGTGGCCGTCATTCGTTTGGGAAGGAGGTTGAGGCCTGCGCGTTACTCCTTGCGCGCCGGTCATGCGCCGGGTCCGATGTTCGCCAGCAGAGGGCAGCGGTGACATCATAAAAGGAGATTTCCAAAATGTTCGGAATTGTCATTCTGGCCGTCTATGCGGTGCTGATGATCGGCGTCACGCTGATGTTCACCCGAAAGACGACCGACGCAGAGGGCTTCCATGTGGCGGACCGGCGCATCGGCTCGGTGATTGCCGCCATGAGCATCGCCGCCACTTGGATTTGGGCTCCCTCACTGTTCACTTCCTCGGAGATGGCCTATACGCGCGGCATCCCGGGGATGTTCTGGTTTACGGTACCGAATGTGCTGTGCCTGATCCTGTTTATCCCCTTTGCAAAAAGAATCCGGGCGCAGTACCCGGAGGGCATCACCTTGACCGGCTACATGGCGGAGCGCTATCACTCCGGCAAGGTCAAGGGCGTCTACTCCTTCCAGCTCGGCGCGCTGGCCGTTCTTTCAACGGCAGTGCAGCTGCTCGCCGGGGGAAAGACGCTGGCCCTCATTACGGGGCTGCCATTCTGGAGCATGACGCTCGCCCTGGCAGCTATCGCATATTCCTACTCCCGCTTCTCCGGGCTGAAAGCCTCCATCATCACCGATGTTGTCCAGCTGGGCATTATTCTCATAGGTGGCGCTCTACTGGTCGTTCTGAGCCTTCGCATGACCGGCGGCTTTGACACGGTACGGGCAGGGCTCGGTGCTGTCTCCGGAGAATATACCTCGCTCACCTCCTCCGCGGGCATTGAAGTCTTGCTGGGCTACGGTCTGCCGATGGCTGTCGGTCTGATCTCCGGCCCGTTCGGGGATCAGTGCTTCTGGCAACGAGCTTTCGCAATCAGGCGCGACCGCATCGGCAGATCGTTTTTTGCCGGTGCGCTTTTGTTTGCGCTCGTTCCGATCTGCATGGGAACGGTGGGCTTCCTTGCCGCAGGCTCCGGCTTTGCGGCCAGCGACACCGGCATGGTCAACTTTGAATTCGTTTCCTCGCTGCTTCCGACATGGGTGCTGGTCCCGTTCCTGTTTATGATTATCTCCGGCCTGCTCTCCACGGTGGATAGCAACCTTTGCGCGGCAGCGTCGCTCACGACAGACTGGCTCGGCATTGGGAAGGATACGGTGCAGACTTCGCGCCGCACCATGCTTTGCCTGCTGATCGTGGCTATCGCCATCGCCAACATTCCCGGCCTGACGGTGACACACCTGTTCCTGTTCTACGGAACGCTCCGCGCTTCGACGCTGCTGCCGACGGTCATGACGCTGCTCGGTAAGAAGCTGACGGGCAAGGGCGTTTTTGCCGGTGTGCTGACCGCGCTGTGTGTCGGGCTTCCGATCTTCGCCTACGGCAATCTCGCCGGCATTCCGGCTGTGAAAGCGGCAGGCAGTCTGACGACCGTCCTGTCCAGCGGCCTTGTCGCTGTTATCGCCTCGAGAAAGGCGGTGAGAGCATGAGTCTCGGAAGGAAGCAGAGGATCGACAACGGCGCGTGGCTGGATGCCGTTGCAACTATCGAAGAAGCCGTTTCCCGCGCAGAGCTGGACGAACTTACTGCCGCGACCGTGGCGGACATCAAGGCCGTGACGGCTGGGAAGTGTGCTACCTACGCATGGAGCGCTGGTAAGGACAGTATTGTCCTTGGCAAGCTCTGTGAAGCGGCCGGCGTCACCGATAGTATGATCGGCGTGTGCGACCTGGAATACCCCGCCTTTGCCGCGTGGATTGGGGAGCATAAGCCGGCGGGCTGCGAAGTCATCAACACGCATCAGGATATCGACTGGCTGGCAAAGCATCAAGAGATGCTTTTCCCCAAGGACTCCGCCGTGGCCGGACGATGGTTTTCTATCGTGCAGCACCGAGCGCAGCGTGAATACTTCAAGGCGCACGAGCTGGACGTCATCATTCTCGGCCGCCGCCGTGCGGACGGCAATTATGTCGGTCGCAACAGCAATATCTATACCGATGGCAAAGGTGTTACGCGATTCAGCCCGCTCGCTGCGTGGAAGCATGAGCACATCCTTGCCTATATTCACTACCATCAGCTCCCGCTTCCGCCGATCTACGGCTGGAAGAACGGATATCTGTGCGGCACTCACCCGTGGCCCGCCCGCCAATGGACGGGCAGCATCGAGAACGGCTGGCACGAGGTCTACGATATCGACCCCAGCATCGTCCTTGCGGCGGCTGAAAAGATCGACAGCGCTCGCGCCTTCTTGAAGGGGGTGCAGGCATGAAGGTCATAAAGAAGCCTCTGACCGAGCTGCGGCGACCGGATCGGAATGTCCGAATGCACACCGACAAGCAGCTGAAGGAGTTCCGACGCTCTGTCGAAATGTTCGGTCAGATCCGCCCCATCGTGGTCGACGAGGACGGCGTTATTCTCGCCGGCAACGGCTTGTATGAAACGCTGCTGTCCCTCGGCCGCACAGAGGCGGACTGCTATGTCGTGTCTGGACTGACTGAGGCGGAGAAGAAAAAGCTCATGCTGGCCGATAACCGCGTCTTTGACCTGGGCGTTGACGATCTGGCCGCGCTGGACGCTTTTATCCTTGACCTGAAAGACGACCTGGACATTCCCGGCTACGAAGAGGATCTTCTTCGTGCGATGGTGATGGAGGCTGACGAAGCCAGCGACGCCCTGCTTGAGTACGGCACCATTGAGCCGGAGCAGGCTGCGGCCATCACCGAGACGCGCGAGAAATACGCCGCCCGGGAAGAAGCTGCTGCGGCGCAGGCTGAGGAAGTTGCACCCGCACAGAGCGGCACAGCGTCTTCCACCGAGCCCGCTAAGAGGTTTATCCTCTGCCCGAAATGTGGTGAGCGGATATGGCTGTAAAGCGCATCAGCTCAGACATCGACGTTGTGACTGCGGCGCGCCAGCGGATCAAGAATGTATTTTCCAACGGCGTCCCCGTATACCTCTCGTTTTCCGGCGGCAAGGACAGCATCGTTCTTGCCGACCTGACCTATAAGCTGATCCAGGCTGGAGAGATCAATCCCTCGCAGTTGACCGTCCTTTTCGTGGACGAGGAGGCAATCTTCGATTCCATTGAAGCAACGACCAAGGCGTGGCGGAAGAAGTTCCTGCTTGCCGGCGCCAAGTTTCAATGGTGGTGCATCGAGGTCAAGCATTTCAGCTGTCTCAATGAGCTGTCCAGCGATGAAACCTTCGTCTGCTGGGATCGACGCAAGCGCGATGTCTGGGTGCGGCAGCCGCCGCCCTTTGCCATCCGCAATCACCCGCAGCTCCGGCCAAGGATCGACAACTATCAATCCTTCCTGCCTCGCGTAACGATGGACGGCATCATGATCACCGGCGTCCGCGCGGCAGAGTCCATTCAGCGGCTCCAATACATGGCGGCACTGAATATGGGCGCGAAGGGCATCACCGGCACGAACACCATCTATCCCATCTACGACTGGAAGACGGCGGACGTCTGGCTGTACCTGCGAGATCAGCGCATCGAAGTCCCCGAGGTCTACCTGCAGATGTATCAGGTCGGCGTCAATCGGAATCAGCTGCGCGTGTCGCAGTTCTTCTCTGTTGATACCGTACCCGTGCTGGTACACCTGGGCGAATATGACCCATATCTCATGGAGCGCGTCCTCCGGCGCGAGCCGAACGCCTACCTTGCCATGCTGTACTGGGACAGCGAAATGTTCCACCGCACCACAAGGAAGCGCCGAGAGCTGGAGGGCGAGGACACCAAGGACTACCGTGCGCTCCTGAAGGAGATGCTGTTCGTCCGCCCGGGAGACTTCTTCAACACGGAGCATAAGCGCAAGATCGCCAAGCAGTACCGCAAGATGTTCATTCAGATGGACGGAATGGCGCGGCCGCGCGACTACAAGAAAATGTACGGCGGTCTGACTGCTGGTGATCCCAAGCTCCGCACCCTGCGCGCCATCTATCAGGACATATCCTGCGCCTATGCCGATTACGCCAAGCGCTTCCGGAAGGGAGGTGAGGCAAATGGCTGACGCGGATCTGTTCGCCCCGTTATCTTCCCTGCAATGGGTAGACCGGGAGCAGCTCAAGCCCAATGACTACAACCCCAACAAGGTCAACCGTGAGAATCTGAAACTGCTGGTGCAATCGATCATGACCAATGGCTGGACGCTTCCCATCGTCGTGCGTCCCGACTACACCATCATCGACGGCTTTCACCGCTGGACCGTGGCCGGAGAGGAGCCGCTGCACACCATGCTCAAAGGCAAGGTGCCGGTGGTAATCGTGCGGCATGATGACGCGACCGAGGATATTTACGGCACCGTCACACACAACCGTGCTCGTGGTACACATCTGCTTGAGCCGATGAAAGCCATCGTAAAGCGGCTGCTGGACGAGGGCAAGTCCGTTCAGGAGATCGGCAAACAGCTCGGAATGAAACCCGAAGAAGTATTCCGGCTCTCTGATTTCTCGCGTGATGACTTCCTCGGCATGATGACCAAGGGCGTTAAGGGGTATAGCCATGCGGAATTGCTGACGAAGTTATAACACAATACCACAGCCAGGCGCATACATCGCACGAGAGCGGCGTATCTGCGTCTGGCTGTGTTGCTCCCTCCCCCTCTCGGCATCGTCGCGCTGAGGGCGGGGAAATGCGTTGCAACAGGCGACGACGGCAAAAGGTACTGTGACGACCCCCTCCCCACACGCCGCGGGCTCGCCGACCCCGAAAAACGCATAGTTACCAATGGGAAAATCGGGCATTTCGTTACGCTTCCTCGTTTGATTTTGGTGCAAAGTTTGGCACCTGCGGCGGTATCTGCCGCAATATCTCTGTTTTGCTTTATCACTTCCGTGCGGAAACGCCCGGGAGTTCGATAAAGATTTCACGCCTCCTGTAAATATAAGACCACAACAGGGTAAGGGTCTCGCCTGTAGCTGCTGGTCCCAGCTGCGGGCGCTCCGGTGCAATTCCGGTGAGCCCTGTATTGCTGATACGCTCTGCAAAAAAGAAAACCCCGACCGTTGCAGCGGTCAGGGTTTTGCATCCTCCATAGGAAGGGCAACGCATTTTAACTTGTTTTGATGTGTCTTGATGCGTCTCGTTTTACTTTAGCATATCTTGTGAGCAATTGCAAGCATGCAGAAAGGGGAGACGCGCAATGTCTGACCGTATGCAAAAAATCACAGACGAGAGCGAGGTCAGCACGACAGAGCTGGCGACGGTGCTGGGCGTGTCTGCCCGGCGGGTGCAGCAGATGGCGCAGGACGGCACGATGCCAACCTGCCGCAAGGGCTGCTTCCGGCTGGCCGATTCCGTCCAGCGGTATGTTAAGTTCCTGTCCGACGGTCCGATGGACGAAGAGGATAAGAAGCTGGAGAAGGCCCGCCGCGTGGCGGAGACGACGATGAAGGCGTCCAAGGCCACCATCGCCAAGCTGGAGGCCGATGAGCTGAAAGGCACCATGCACCGTGCGGAGGACGTTGCCGCGCTGACGGAGGATCTGGTCTACACCATTCGCGGCGCGCTCAATGCGCTGCCGGGGCGGCTGGCCGTCGATGTAGCGGCTGTGTCCACGCCCGCTGAGGCATCCGAGGTCATCCGCAAAGAGGTCAGCAAGGTCATGCGGGAGCTGGCCGGGTATCACTACGACCCAAAGAAATACGAGGAGCGCGTGAGGGAACGGCGCGACTGGTCGGAGCGTGACAGCGATGACGAGTAGGCTCGCAGCCGTCCGGCTGAACAAGGTCATTGCCAAGGCAATGGCCGGAATGCTTCCACCGGACGACCTGACCGTGACCGAATGGGCGGAGCAAAACCGCCGCCTGTCGGCCGAGAGTGCTGCCGAACCAGGCCCCTGGCGTACCGAGCGCACCCCTTACCTCCGCGAGCCGATGAACGCATGGACAGACCCGAAGGTGCGGCACATCGTCATGGTGGCCGCATCCCAGGTCGGCAAGTCCGAATTTCTCAATAACTGCATCGGCTATGTGATCGACCAGGACCCTGGCTCGATCCTGTTTGTCCACCCTACCACCATTGACGCAAAGGAGTATTCCAAGCTCCGCATCGCGCCGATGATCCGCGATTGCCCCACGCTGCGTAAGAAGGTCAGCGATCCAAAGAGCCGCGACAGCGGCAATACCATTCTGCAAAAGACCTATCCTGGTGGCATCCTCACGATGTGCGGCTCCACCGAGGCCCACGCGCTGGCGTCAAAGCCCATTCGCTATGTGCTGGGCGACGAGCGCGACCGCTGGGCGCTGTCCGCCGGTAACGAGGGCGACCCGTGGGATCTGGCGATGGCGCGGCAGACAACATTCTACAACGCGAAAAGCGGTGAGGTGTCCACGCCCACCGTCAAAAACGCCAGCGCCATTGAAGCCGCCTACGCGACCGGCACGATGGAGCGGTGGAAATCCCGCTGCCCTCATTGCGGCGAGTATCACGAGATCCAATGGGCGGACATCCGCTTTGAGCACGACGAGATCATCGTCGCAGGGAAAAAGACCTACAAGGTCCGCAGCGTCTGCTATGCCTGTCCCGGCTGCGGCTGCATCTCCACCGAGGCGGAAATGAAGCGCGCCCCGGCAAGATGGGAGGCGGACAACCCCGCCGCCTATGAGCAGGGCACGCGCTCGTTCTGGCTGAACGCCTTTGTCAGCCAGTGGGCGAGCTGGGAATCCATCATTCTGAAATACCTGAACGCCATCGGCAGCACCCGCAAGATGCAGGTCGTCTACAACACCTGCTTCGGCGAGCTGTGGGAGGATCGCGGCGACCTGGAGGACGAGGACAGTCTGATGGCGCGCCGGGAGGAATACCCCGCCGAGCTGCCGGAGGGCGTGCTTGTTCTGACGGCCGGCGTCGATACACAGGACGACCGCATGGAATACGAGATCGTCGGCCACGGCCACTTTGGAGAAACCTGGGGCATTGAGAAGGGCATCGTCATGGGGCGGCCCGATGATGATGCCGTATGGGCGCAGCTGGACGAGCTGGTATTTGACCGCGTTCTGCGCTTCGAGAACGGCGTGGGACTGAAAATGTCAATGTCCTTTGTGGACGAGGGCGGACACTTCACACAGGAGGTCCGCATGCAATGCCGGGCGCGACTTGGCAAAAAGGTGTTCTGCATTAAGGGCATGCCCGGCAGCGATAAGCCCTACACCGCGCCGCCGAAAAAGCAGAAGATCATCATCAAGCAGACGACGGTCGGCACTTGCTGGCAGTACCAGATCGGCGTTGACTCCGGCAAGGAGGTCATCATGGACAACCTGCGCGTACAGACGCCGGGCGCGAAATATTGTCACTTCCCCAAGCGGGATGACTACGGCTCCGGCTACTTCACAGGGCTGCTCTCCGAGGTCAAGGTCTACGACCCCAACAAAAAGCAGCCGTGGCAGTGGAAGAAGATCCCCGGCCACGAGCGCAACGAGGCGCTGGACTGCCGCAACTATGCGCTGGCGGCGTTCAAGGCGCTTCCTAAGAACCTGGACGAGATAGACAGGCGGCTAAAGGAGGCGGGCGGCGAACGCGCTCCTTCCCCTGTTGCAACGCCTGTCATGCCGCCTCCCGCCGCCAAGCAGAGGCCGAAGCGCAGAAGCGGAAAGAAATACTACGACGATTGGTGAGGTGTCCGATATGGATAAAGTTGAACTGCGGGCGCGGCTGGACTTCTGGCAGAGCGCCCTCTCAAAGCTGCGCGCCGCATATCTGGCTCTTGTGGATGGCGGCGTAAAAAGCTATGTCATCGACGACCGCGAGCTGACGCGCTTCGACCTGCCCGACCTGAAGGACGAGATCGAGGACGCGGAGAAGAAGGTCGATGAGCTTTTAGCGGAGCTGAACGGCCGCAAGCCGAGAAAGGCCTTCGGCATCGTTCCACGCGACTGGTGACCTTTTTCGTGAGGTCACGAAAATGATACCGGCAAAGCGCCCGAAAGGGCTTTTTGCACAGGCAGCCTGGCGGAGTTTGCTCCTTTCGCCGCCGGGCGGCCTGTTTTTTATTCCGAAAACGGGAGGCGATAAGCATTGAGCAACAAGAAAGACCGCCGCCGCGCAGCCGCGCCGCAGGCGAAGGGGTACAGCGAAGCCGGGGCCAGCTTGACGCGGCGGGCGCTCAAGGGATTTGTTCCGGACAGCGGCGCTCCCAATGAGGACATCAACCGCAACAACGCCACCCTGCGGCAGAGGGCGCGAATGCTCTACATGGCCGCGCCGGTGGCTACGGCGGCGATCAATACCAACCGCACCAAGGTCATCGGGACGGGGCTGACGCTCAAAGCGTCCGTGGACCGCGAGGTGCTGGGCATCTCCCCGGAGGCGGCGAAGAAGTGGCAGCACGCGGCGGAGATGGAATTCCGGCTGTGGGCAGGGAAAAAGCAGAACTGCGACGCGCTGGGCCTGAACAACTTTGAGAGTTTGCAGCAGCTCGCCTTGAAGTCGTGGCTGCTCAGCGGCGACGTGTTCGCGCTGGTCAAGCGATACCCGGCAACACCGCTAAACCCCTATACCCTGCGGCTGCACATCGTGGAGGCGGACCGCGCCTGCACACCAAGCGAATATGGCGGCGGTGTCACCATCGGCGGCTTCGTGGAGGGCAAGATCCCCGAGGGAAAGCCCGGCGCAGGCCACAAGGTCTACGACGGCGTGGAGGTGGATGGCAACGGCCGCGTGGTCGCCTATCACATCAGCAACACCTACCCGCACCAGATCACCAGCGAGCCGCAGAAGTGGCAGCGTGTTGAGGCCTACGGCGCCAAGACCGGCCTGCCGAACATTCTCCACATCATGGACAGTGAGCGCCCGGACCAGTACCGCGGCGTTCCCTATCTGGCGCAGGTCATCGAGCCGCTGCTCCAGCTTCGGCGCTATACGGAGTCCGAGCTGATGGCGGCGCTGGTGCAGAGCTTCTTCACTGCATGGATCGAAACGGAGACCGACCCCTCCGATACACCCTTCAACGAGGTCGGCGCAGGAGATATTGCCGGCGTCCCCGCCGAGGTCAACGCGGACGGCGGACCGGTGGCGAACAACATCTCCGATGATGACAACGAGTACGAGATGGGACCGGGTACGGTGACGCACCTCGCCCCCGGTGAAAAGGTCAACTTCGGCAATCCGAACATCCCCACCGCTGGCTTTGAGACCTTTGTCAAGACGCTGTGTAAGCTGGTCGGCGCAGCTTTAGAGCTGCCTTACGACGTGCTGATCAAGGAGTTCAACAGCTCCTATTCCGCAAGCCGAGGCGCGCTGTTGGAGGCGTGGGAAGCATTCAAAATGCGCCGGAAGTGGTTTGTGGACGACTTCTGCCAGCCGGTCTATGAGATGTTCCTGGCCGAAGCGGTCGCTCTGGGGCGCATCAACGCCCCCGGCTTCTTCACGGACCCCCTTGTGCGGGAGGCGTGGTGCGGCGCGCGCTGGATCGGCCCCGTGCAGGGCAGCCTTGACCCCAAGAAGGAGGCAGAAGCCGCCCTCATGCTGATCGACAACGCCATCAAGACCCACGAGCAGGTCAGCCGCGAAATGAGCGGCGGCGACTGGGAGGAGAACGTGGAGCAGCTGCAGCGTGAAAACGAGCTGCTGACACAGGCAGGAGGCAACAAGGTCACCGTTGTATCGGCATCGCCGAAAGAAGGTGACGGCGATGAAGACTAACTTCGAGCATCTGCAGAGCCTGAATGTGCGGAGCATGGCGCTCGCCATCTGGAACTACGCAAGCGACTACTGCGCCTATTGCCCGAAGAACATGGAGCGCCGCTGCAACGAGAACTGCCGCGCGGGAATCCGCGAGTGGCTGAACAGTCCCTACATTCCGTCAAGCGATATCTGGAAAGAAAAGAGGTAAAGCGCATGAGTATTCCGGCAAAGAGAGCTGGGCGAAAGTCTCCCGCCGTCAGCATCTCGAAAAAGGTCTATACGATGGCCACGGTGGACGGCAGTGATGCCGAGATCACCATGTATGGAGACATCTACGAGGAGCAGCCCACGAACTGGTGGGGCGAGCCCGTCGAGGGGCAGTACATCCTGCTCTCCGAGTTTTTGGAGGACCTCAAGCAGATCTCCGGCTGCACGTCCATCACTATCCGCATGAACAGCTACGGCGGCGACGCCGGAGCGTCCAACATGATCCACAACCGCCTGCGGGAGCTGGCGCGGAACGGCACGAAGCTTACCTGCATCGTGGACGGCGTGGCCATGAGCGGCGGCAGTCTTATCATGTGCGCCTGCGATACGGTCAGGGTCAATCCCTCCAGCCTCGTCATGATCCACAAATGCTGGACCTTCCTGTGGGGCGGCTACAACGCCGACGAGCTACGGGAACAGGCTACCCAGCAGGAGGCGTGGGACAAGATGCAGATGGAGGTCTACACGCGCAAGACCGGGCTGTCAGCCACGGTGATCTCCCACATGATGGCGGACACGACCTATATGACAGGCCGCGAGGCCATCGACAAGGGCTTTGCGGACGAATTGATCGAGGACGCGGAGCCGACCAGCATCGCCGCCAGCGCGGACGGGCGCAGCCTGTTCGTGAACGGGAGGCAGATGCACCTTGCCCCCGGCATGTTTGCGCCGGACAACATTCCCACGGTCACACCCGAGGCCTCCGCCCCGGTTGAGACAGATAAAAACAAGCCGGAAGTCACCGGCGATGAAGGAGGAATTTCCATGACTAAGGAAGAGCTCCGGGCGAAGTACCCGGACGAGATCGCCCAGGTGGAGGCCGACGCCCGTGCTTCCGTCGATCACACTGAGGCGGTCAACACCGCGATCAAGGCCGAGCGTGCGCGTATGCAGGAGATCGACGAGATCTCCGGTCTGCTCGACGCGACGGACGTGCAGCAGGCCAAGTACGGCGACAAGCCCTGCTCTGCTGCCGACCTGCTGATGGCAGCGGCCAAGAACGCCGCCAAGCAGGGCAAGAAGTTTCTGACCGATCTGAAGGACGACAGCGAGGAATCCGGCGCCGAGGGCGTTCCTGCCGCTCCTGCCCCCGCAGTCGAAACGCCCGATGGCGAAGACGGCGAGAAGAACGACACCCCCGAGGCGCGCATGACCAACGCCCGGAGCATGGTCGCTGACCTGCTGGGCAAGAAGAAGGAGGGCTAAGAACATGATCAATCTGAGTGAAAAGCTCGGCGAGATGACCCTTGACTGTCTGATCACCGACATCAAGCCCGCACCCGAAGTGCGCGGCGGCGTTATCCGCAAGCTGTCCGCTGCGGCCACGCTCAAGCGCGGCACCATCCTCGCCAAGTCCTCCGGCACGGCCGGCGACGGCAAGCTGGTCGTTCTCGGCAGCACGGCCAAGGAAAACGAGACCCTGACCCCCGACTGCATCCTGTGCGACGACATCGACGTCGGCACCGCCGCCGACGAGAAGGTGGCAGTCTACACCGCCGGCTGCTTCGACATCGGCAAGGTGACGGTCTCGGCCAGCTACACCATCACCGAGAGCGATAAGGACAACCTGCGTATGCGCGGCATCGTCTTCAAGGCTGCCGCCGCTGCCAACTAAGGAGGGAATCAACAATGGCTGAACTGAATTTCTTCGATACCTATGTGCTGATGGCAATCGCCGAGGAGATCGTTCCTCAGCAGACCTTTTTCCGCGACCGCTACTTTCCCACCGGGGAGCGCGACATCTTCGCCTGCGACAAGGTGCTGACCGAGTACCGCAAGGGCGACCGCAAGATGGCGGCGTTCGTCTCCGCCCGCGCCGGTGACATCCCCATGGACCGCATCGGCTATGCCATCCATGAGTACCAGCCCGCTTTCATCGCGCCGTCCCGTCTGCTGACGCTGGATGACCTGACCAAGCGCGGCTTCGGCGAGGCGATCTACGCCAACAGCACCCCCGCCCAGCGCGCGGCGCGTCTGCAGCTGGACGATCTGACCGACATGGACCGCCGCATCGTGCGCCGCGAGGAGTGGATGTGCGCGCAGACCATGATCAACAACGCCTGCACCATGCAGACCTACATCGACGACAAGACCGAGGGTGAGAAGCTGTATGTCAAGTTCTTCGATGACGCCAGCGACCACACCTATACCGTGGCCACCAAGTGGAACGCCACGGGCGGCGACTTCTTCGGCGATGTGAAGGCCATGTGCCGCAAGCTCTCCAAGCGCGGCCTGCGCGCGGCCGACCTGGTGCTCGGCTCTGACGTAGCCGACGCGATCCTCGACATGGAGAAGGTGCAGAAGCTGCTCGACCGCAACAGCGGCATCATCATCGGTACCATCGACCAGGAGCTCAGCCGCTACGATGGCGTGGTCTATATGGGTACGCTTAATTTCGGCGGCTTCAAGCTGAACCTGATCTCCGTAGACGAAACCTACATCGACAACAACGGTACCGAGCAGAAGTATTTCCCCGCCACCTCTGCGATGGTCACCGCCCCTGGCTGCGGCCATCTGATGTACGGCCAGATCACCCAGATCGACTACGGCTCCACCGCCTTTGCCAGTCATGCCGCGGCCCGCGTTCCGAAGTTCTCTCTGAACCAGGAGGCGGACATCCGCAAGCTGCGTCTGGGCGCGCGTCCGCTGGCTGCTCCTCACAACTACTGCCCGTACATCTACGCGGCCGAAGTTGTGTCCTGACCCGGCGCGGAAAGGAGACTGCTATGACGAAAATTGAGATCATCTGCGGCACATACGGCTACAGGCCGGATGGCTCGAAGCACCCCATTCCCATCGACCGCGGCGGTATCTGCGAGGTCTCCGAAGAGGAGGCTCAGCGCCTTTTTGCCCTGCGTGTCGCTCGCCCCGCCGAGGAAACGCCCTCTCCCGCTGTTGCAACGCCCCCTGCGGGCGAGGACGGTAGCGGGGCTGGCGCTGACCCATCTAACAGCGGCGAGGGCGCAGAGGGCGCGGAAAGCGCCCATCTTGACCCCGAGCAGCTCAAAACGCTGACCAACGCCAAGCTCACGGAGCTGGCCAAGGAGATGGGTATCGACACCGCTAAGCTCAAGACCAAGGCGCAGCTGATCGCCGCCATTACGGATGTTCCGCTGGAGGACGCGATCGCCGAGGACGATGACGGCGTGGACGACGGCGAAGCGCCCCCTGTGCTGACGCCGGAGGCGCCTGTGGTATGAGCGGCTTCAAGGATATGGTCGCCCGCGACAACTTCGGCGTGTTCCTCAACTGCGACGAGTTCGCGGAAAAGCGCACCGTCAAGTATGACGGGGCGACCTACGAGGATATTCCCATCGTCCTCTCCGGTCTGAAGGAGAAGGACCGCCGCCAGCTGATGAGCGACCATGCCCAGGGGCTTTACATCGTTTCCTCCGTTCTCCACTGCGCCCTGTCCGATCTCGGCGGGGTGCAGCCGGAGCGGGGGCAGGGGATCAGGG